CTGCTTTAATAGCTGCAATAAGAAGAGAAGAATTTATTATTGCTACAGGCTCAAGCAGTAAACGAAACTTTAGTGATAAAGATTTAGAACAACATATAGAGGAGTTTAGTGATGCCTAACGTACCATTACAATTAGTAGACTCAAAATTTGCTCATTGTGAAGAAAATTCTATGAGTAATAAGACTACTATCATAAATAGCCTATCTGACAAATTTCCACAACAGTATATTGATAATTGGTTTGGTGCTGATAGCTTTTTCAGTACTAATTACCTTACCGGTGTATTAAAACAAGGGTACTTCATAACAGTAGATTACTTTATGGGTTCCGAAATATATTCCGTAAAACTGATATTGTCAGCCACGATTGAAAATGTAACTGGACCTCTTGATACACTGGAATTAGCAAGAAAATGGGTTAAAGAGAATGTCTAAAAGACCTTACGAACTACTGCCGTTTCCTTATCCGGCTGACTATGATCCTTCTGAAGAACAACCTGATTTCTTTTATGAAAACTTTTTAAAGCATTTCATTCCAGATATGATCAAAATAATGGATGCTGGACTGCATATTGATGAAAAAGCAGTCGATGAATTGCGTAAAGTTATTGATGATGTTTTGGAAAAAGTCTCCGTAGCTTTAAAAGCAAACAAGATCGTAATGCGGTATCAAAAACATAGGCTGCCTGCAGCTCAGAAAGCTCATGCAGAGAAGGCTACCCAAGCAGTAAGAACATCAGATCACTATCTGAAAGAGTATGTGGCTTCTGACATGGTACACCGCACATGGGTAATGAACACGTATCTAGAATCTACTGGGGCTAAAGAGTATTGTAAAGAGAAGTGGTCTGTAGCCGAATTAAAGAAGCACAATGTATGGGCTAATGATCACCTGGTAGACATGCTAATTCATAAGAATGTTTCAGTTACCAATAAATATGTGAAAGCAGGGATGGTTGCACTGGCGGAATATAAGGTGGAACTGTGGAACAGGCCACGATACGAAAATGCTAACACAAAAGTTAAGGTGAACGCATTCAACCCTGGAAGCACTAAACAGAAACAGGAACTGTTCAGCATGCTTGGTCTAGAGTCTACTGCTACCAGCAAAACAACAGGTGATGATTCCTGGGGAAGAGATCAATTAGAAGAGTTGCAAAAAAATTCGACAGGTAAAGATCTACTGCTGTTACTGGATGCACTTATCGATCACTCCTTTAGTGGGATTATTAAGAACAATTTTATAAAGGCATTCGACTCTTACACCATTGATGGCGTACTCCACGGCAATATTCGTTTAGGTGGAGCTAAGACTTGGAGAAATACGAGCAATTCACCAAATCTTTTGAATATGCCCTCAACCAAATCCATATACGCAAAACCTTTGAAAAAGTGCTTTATTGCTCCAAAAGGTATGCTTGTAATTCAAGCAGACTATAGCTCTTTAGAAGATGTTGTATTAGCAAATATAACATTAGATGAAGGGAAATTAGCAATACAAAAAGATAAAACTCTAGATGCGCATTGTTACAACGCACTTGGCTACTATCCAGAAGAAATAGAAAAAGTTATCGGAGTGCAGGGAAATTACAAAGACAAAGTACGAAGATTCAAGCAAATGGTTGAAGGTAAAAATACAATCCTAAAAGAAATACGTCAAAAAAGTAAACCTAACACCTTCAAATTAGCTTACTTGGGATTTCCGGATGCAGATAAAGGAGGAACAATAACTAAAGAAATTTATGATAATTATCATAATGTTCTTTATCCAGAAGTTAGGGCATTCTTAGATGATTATGTTATACCTACAGCACAAAAGCAGGGTTACCTGCATTTGGGCTTAGGAGCTAGGATTTATTGTGATAACGTAGATGATGTTTTTCGTACTCTTTTTAACAGCAACTTTCAGTTTTGGAGTATACTTACATTAATAGCTGTTAATGAACTAAATTATCGAATAGAGCAGGAACAGCTAACCGAAGAAATTCAAATTACCTCCACCATTTACGACTCTATCTACTCTAATATTTCAAGTAATGCAGAAATAGTAAAGTGGTATAACGATAATTTAGTCGAAATAGGTAAAAAAGATTTTCTTGTGTGCCAACAAGTCCCTAATACACTTGAATGTGGTATTGGACGGAACTGGGCAGAAGAAATAGCACTGTCACCTAACGCAACAACAGCAGAAATACAAAAAATCTTGAATACTTTTTAGTTGTTGATACTCGTTATGTTAATGACTACTTATAGGAAACAGTATGACTATGATGCAAACAGATAAACCAGAAATGAAAATAGGAGTAACAAAAGATAATGACTAATTCGATTGATGAAATACTATGGGAAAACATGGTAGCTAAATTAGCTAAACCAGGAGAAGAAATTCGTAAAAGCCTTACAGCTAAAGAGGCTCATGAATTACATATGGTTATAGGTATAAGCGGAGAAGCCGGGGAGTTACTTGATGCTTTAAAAAAAGTTAGTATCTACCGAAAACCTTTAGACAGAGAAAATGTAATAGAGGAACTTGGAGATCTAGAATTCTATATGCAAGGGCTAAGAGGTAGTTTAGGTATAACCAGAACAGAAGTACTAGCACATAACTTTAATAAACTAGCTAAGCGTTATGAAGGATTTAATTATTCTGATAATGCTGCACAACAAAGAGCAGATAAAAATGACTAACCCTCTGCAGTATAACGACCACAAAGCCGATATGCCGGATGACTGCATATTTAAAATTAGCCCGAGTCAATTCCCTAAATTTGCGGATAAACCACATTTTTGGTATCGATCAGAAGTGCTTGGTATTAAAGACTTCGAATATAATACGTCAACAGTATTAGGTACAGTAGTTCATTACTGCGCTGATCAAGTTGCCAAACAATTACCGGTTGATACCAATATTATCACTGAGTACATAGAGTCTTTTGAAGATAAAGAAGACTACGATCCTGATGCTGTAAAACACCATTATGTTGAAATGGCTGAACGCCTGGTAAATGACTATGTGCTTGAAAATGCGTTTCTCGAAACAGAGAAATTTGTTGTAGCTCCAATACGCGATGGTTACTATATTGGTGGTCAACTTGATGCTCTCCAGGGAGAAAAAGACGAGTGTATGATTGTTGATTATAAAACATACCATTCAAAGACTACCCCCAGAGCGTTTAACTCTACTTACCGTTACCAACTGCTTACTTATGCTGCAGCTTTAGTTCGATTAGGTTATACACCCACACGTATACGTTTGGTCTATGTAAATCGCCATATTGAAGGTGCAATCAGTGAAAAGACAGGTAAACAGCTAAAGTCCTATCCACCGACAGTCACAGTGCTTACCGAGACTATTACGGAAGAAGACTATGCGTTCATAAACTCTCTTTTAGAGTTGTGTGTAGACAGTGTTGAAGCCAGTAAAGCACACCCAGAATTAACTCATGTCATTTGGCATGACCAACGCCTTAAAGAGGAAAAATAATGAGCAATGTAAAACTTTTGGTAGCAGCTCTTCCGGCCATCGGTAAAACAACCCTGTTACAAAATTTAACAGACACCCTGGTAATCGCAAGAGACGGTAAAAAATACCCTTTTGCACAACCTCATATCAATGTTCCTGATTACACATCAGTCAGTGAACTTATCGATATAATCTCAAATACTGTTGAAAAGTATGAAAACAAAATGGGTGAGTTACCAAAAACAGTAGCTATTGATTCAATATCCAAAATTTTATTAGATATTGAAGGTTACTGTCTGGCAACTATTAAGTCTTTTCCTTATGGAAAAATTAATACAGAAATTAAAGAATTTGTCGATTTCATCGAAAGGGACCTGGCTGATGCTTTTAATGTTGTTCTGGTATCACATGCCTTATACAACGAAGATACTGTTGGCTACTCACTGGTTAATGCTGGTGGAAGTTATGGTAAGAAAGGTGGAATACTTTCTGAAGTTGATGAGTCTGTATTTTTGGAACTTAAAGGTAAAAACCGTGTAATTCATTACCGTAATCCAAAAATGTGTGCCAGAACTACTGTGAAAAAATTACCAGACAGTATCGATAACAAAGACTTCGACTTACAAAAACATTTAGATATGTTGCAAAGCAGACAATCTGAAGCTACTGCTTGGTCTTTAGGCTAATTTAACGTTATGTGCAATTTTCAAACTGCAAGGTTCGGGATAGTAGCTTGTTCTAGACACAGCTCCATCTAACGACGCGTAGCGACTATTCGCACATAACTATTTATTTAACGTTTTTAACCTTTTTATTTCAATATACTGTGCTCTGATCTACTGACTCTGATTGGCCATATACGTTGTTACATAACAGACAGATATTGTATCTTTGTCGGTTAAAAGCTATTTATTTAACGCCTATATTTAATGAAACGAATGTATTTTCGTTTTTGAATCTTCGATGGGAGACATCTAGAGGTAGGCTATTTATTCAAGGGGTGTACAAATAAGAAATAATAGTAAAACATTTCATGTTGGATTATTTCATTCTCTTGTAGAGGCTGTTATAGCCAGAAACAATTTTATAAAATTACATTCACTTAATAATACATTAAGTGGTATTTAATAGGGAATTTTCCCGTCAAACTAAAACAACACACTGAGTGTGTAGGAATACAGCATATATGAGCTTCTTCAAATCCTCAAAAAAAGCAGAAGATGTAAAACAAGGTGGCAGTAACCACATTACGTCGTCTGGTGTTTACCCAGTAACTTTACTTGCTCCAATCGTAAGTGTGTCCAAAGGTGGATCTACTTCGATTGATATGTTCGTTGATCATGCAGGGCAAAAACAAGTCATCTACGGCAATCTACGTATTACCAACAAAGATGGTTCTCCTAATAAAATTGGAGCCAAAATCTTTAATCAGCTGATGATCATTGCTGATGTTGAAGAAGTATCTGATCCTATTGAAATCGATCTTCCAATCGGTAAGAAAGCAGCTATTAAGACTGTAGCTGCTCTGGAAGACCTGGCTGATATTGATGTCATGATGCGTGTTCAAATGGAGTATGGCATTTACCAGGGAAATATCACCGAAAAGAAAGTTATTAAAGCTTTCTTTCGTGCTGGTGATAACGCTTCTGCAGAAGAAATTGTTAACGATGAAGAAGCTGGTTCAGCTTTCGAACGTGAATCAAAGTACCTGGATAACATCACATTCAAGGATGAAGTAACACCAGAGCAGGTTAAACAGTGGATCTCGGACAAACGTCCAAAAGGGACTGCTGGTGACTCTGCTGGTGGAGCTGATACTTCTGAAAAGAAGCCTAGCTTCGGCAAGAAACGTGCTTTCGGCAAGAAGAAAGAAAGTTAAGGAGAAGGCTGGTGTTAGACACCTTAAAAGCAACTGCTGTGACTATATCAGTAGTTTTATTTTTAGGTACTCTTACCTTTCTTGTACCTATATTGATTCTAGCTGTAACAAATGCCGTAGTAGTAATTATAGTGTTTTTAATAGTTAAAGATCACATTACTTCTAAACCGTAATATGTAGGGGAGCAATCCCCTACATTTTTACTATAGCCAGCTTATTGCGGGAAGCTGAGCAGCTTCTTCCACAATATCATCAGGAAAATTGACTCTAGACCAAATATTAAACGGATTATCGTCAATAGAATCTGCCTCTCCAAATGCTTTTTCTACTGCAAGAATACTAATCATAGAAGCAGCACGTTCAGTAAAGAGACTAAATATAATTTTAAATTTTCTGAAAAAGAACTTTGTAAACATAATAGCTCCAAGATCATTAATAGTTTGAAGCTCTTTAGAAGTAACTACATCATAGTTTACAAAAGTTTCTACAACTTCTTTTAAAACCTTTTGTTTGTATTCTAGTCTAGTTTCTCTTGATTTAAACTTCTTAGGGACGTTTGATGTTCTATGCTTGTACAAAGCAAATCTAGCAATGAAATCACTTACCTGTGTAGCCCTAAGCAGTAATTTGTAAGGTCCAGTAGTTTTATCCATATATAGGTATTTATAGGAGGTAGCTACATATTCATGTAAATACTTATCAGCAAGCTCCTTTGCTCTTTCTGCTAATTTTGCTTTACCACTATATATATCCTCTTCTAAATTAATATCTTCTATGATATTTTGAAAAATGCCTTCATCAATTAATTCTGCTACTGGATTGTTGTCTACACTGTCTTGTAACCTACTTAGCTTAAGTTCTAACTTTTTACGTTTATTTGCAGATAACTTGATATTACTTTGTAATTCTCTTTCTGTAATATCTCTTTCAGACAAATCTTTCTGATAGTTTTCCAACTCTACTAGTGCTTCTGCCTGGTATGTTGCTATATTTCTGGGATTTACCCCTTTAGCAAAAAGGATAAGATTATTACTGACAAAGTTAGGTAATAGAATAACACCTGTCTTTATGACAATATTCTCTTTAGCTATTTTAACTGTTGCTATCCACAACTTTTCAATATCTACATTAGGTGCTTTAGGAAATAGTGTATTGCCTAAAAGCCATGTTAGTGTTTTATTGACACTTCTAATTGTACCTCCAACAAAATTTTTCTTATCTGTAAATTTCATTTTTCTGAAACCGAATATCAGATTTAAGAATTCCTCCCTAATATAAACATCTTCATTTTCACCCCAAATACTTTTAATAGCCTTTTTCATTTCTAGAGGCATAAGTTTATACATTTCTGCTATTTCAGGATCTGAAGAAGTTTCAGTAAAATTCACATATTCACGTAATTGCGTACTTTTGTTTTGCTCAAATTCTTTTTTAGCTTCTATTAATACTTTTTTGTTTATTTCTGTAGAGCCTGTTTTATCCACAATACTTCCAAACATACGTCCTAATACATGATCAAATCTGTTATCCCGGTTGAGCAAACTGTCTTTATTGTGTTCAGACATTAAGTAACGTAGATTAACTGCATTACCGTGCTCAGACACAATAGGCTGCAACTTTACTGTTTCTGTTGGTTTAACACGCTGAGAAAGCTGCCTATAAGCCTTTAAACGTTTTTCTGCTATTACTCCAGCAGTTTTAATTTTAGCATCTCTATAGCTCATTTCAGGGTCCATAGCCTGGTAGATATCCTGCAATGCTTCACCTTGATGTTTTTTAGCTGTAAGAGAAACAATAGCTTTAACCCAGGTAGCGTCACCTCCATTAGGATTTACCATTAACCATCTTTTTTCTGATTTATCAGAGATATCCATCGTAAGAGGTTTTTTATCCGCAGCAGCATAGGTGTAACCTTCAGAAATTAGTATGTCTATCTGGTCAGCAGTTGCTGTTCTTACATCTACTCTGGGATCAAATGTTTCTTTAGAGTATCCTTTTTCTGTTTGCATTTTATTATTGTGAAACAGTTTTTCTAAAGACATTTCTTTATTTAACTTGTGCAAAGAAAATAACTTAGCTATTCCATTATCTAAACCATCAGCAGCATTTTCCCTCTTATATACAGCATGGGCTAAATTTCGATAATCTTGTTTACTGTGTTTAATACCATACAAGGAAGCCAGTTCATCAATAAGTTTAGTAGCCCTATTCAAGTCACCAGATACTTCAATACCTAATCCCGCTGCATTAGCGATTGCGTAAGCATTATTTAATTGCCAGTCTACGGTATTGCTAGTAGCCATTTTTGAGCCTAAACCTTCTGCCTGGTTTATATAAAGCAAACCATTAGCTTTATATTCTTTTCTAATTTGTTTTTCTAAAGAAGTAATTAAAAGGTCCAAAGAGCTATCTGAGCTTAGAAGCCCCAGTAGATTATCGGGCGTATATTTGTCTCTTTCAGCAGTATCCAACAAAGACACTAAATCCAGCTTTATAAATATTTTATAAAGAGCTTCACTTTCTTCTGTAGTAACTTCTGTATGAAAACCTTTACGAATATGGTTAATTACGTTTGTAGCTTCACGCATACGTGCTTGGTCTACAATATGCTTAGAAGCTCGAAGCAAAGAATGCCATACAGCGTTATTTCCTTTTTGCTGCTGTATTTCTCTCACTAATTTAACAAAGAAATTTCTTTCTGTTATTCCTATATTGCGACTAACTTGTTTGATAACAGAACCTAATTCAGCATATATTTTAGAATCTAATAATCCTGCCAAAGTATGAAGTACTCTACCCGGAATACGTTTAGGCTTATCTTTCCTAGCATACTTAGCTGCAGGTGCAAATATCCAAGCATGAATTTTATCTACCGTTATCTGATTAGCAGAATCAAGTACATTAAACATCCTAAAAATACTGCGCTTTTGTTTTTCACTAGCAGTTAAGGCTTGATCTAACATTTTTCTTAAAGCTTTATCTGCAGTAAGATTTTCAATACCCCGTAGCTTATTAGCTGCATATTTAAGTGCGTCTTTATACCATTGCACTAAACGTTCCCATAAACTACCTTCACGCTTAGTTCTATTTCTTACTGTTAATGTAGATAATTTAGCTGCAAATCTTTCATTAGATAATCCATAAGCTACAAATTCATGCAAATAAGGATTTACAGTACGACCAGAAACAGGATCTTTATAACTACGACTATTATTAAACAAATACTCATAAGTCTCTTTAGCTGTTCGTACTTCATCTGCTGTAAAATCTTTACCTTTAGGAAGAAAATCTCTCCAAGTAGTATTTTTCTCAGCAAGTGCAAATATTTGTTTTAAACCTCTACGTAAACCGGAATTTGTATCTACTGCGTACTCAGTTACGGCATGTATAAGTTCGTGCACATACGTTTCTTGTGCAGACATCTTTACGTTGTTTTTATTGCCTGTTACTGAACCTAATACATGAATATCTTGAGTACCATCTGTAAAGGTACGCTGAGCACCTATTGTAGTGTCTCCGCTTTCACCCACTTTAATATCGATATCATGTTGTAACTTGATAAAGTTATCTAACAGTTCCTGTAAGGTAGCTGTATGTGCTGTAGATTCTTTTTCTACTCCTACATCTTCAAGCTTACTGAAGATAGTTTGAATAGTAGTAGCATCTATAACTCCTGAAAATAAAGAGGTAAAATTTTCAAAATCTATGCTTCTTCCGATAGAACCTTTAAAGCTTTCTATTTCTTTAAAAACAGCCGCTATTGGCCCATCAGAAGAATCTAAAGGCTTAACATTTTTAGTTTCTAAAATGTACACAGATTCTGAATCATGATATGCAGAATGGTTAACAGCTATATGAGAATGATCTTTTAATAAGCTCTCCCTGGCTGCTTTAACTTCTGTATGCAATTCTTTTAATTCTGCTATTTCTTGAATTAAGTTAAAGGCAATTCTTTTACCTTTGTCATTTTTGCTGTACAAGTTTTCTGACAAATGAGTAGAAATTTGACTACGTTCTTCTTCAGGTAGTGCTCTAACACTTTCGATAACATTATTAAGACTATCTGATACTTCCTGCATTAAGTCATATGAAGTAACTACATCTATAAAAGATTTATTATAGACACCTGTACCTTTAGCTACATCAGCTAAAGAGTACACTGCTGCATCGTGTACATTTAATGCTGCAAAAGCAGATAAAACAGCTTGCTGTATAACAGAGTCAATATTGTGAATATTAGTAACTGTTCCAGCTACTCCCGGGTCAAGGAACTTATAAGATTTTGCATAACTAGTGATACTGGAAGTACCTTCTTCTCGTGCAGTATTCCTTAAAGGTCTACTAAAACTTATCTGTACTTGGTATGCTTTGATATAGTTTCTTCTTAAACCTCCCTTTATGGCTATTATTCCGTCATCTAAGCCTTTAGAAAGTGGTCCTTTGACAATGGGCATAAACTTTCTTAAAGTGTCTAAGAGGGCTTCAGTCTCCTCTAATGACGGTATTCTACCAAGTTCCTCTTTTTTAGCTTCTAAAGCAATTTCAAATTTTTTGTTAAACGTATAAAACATAATTTGAAAAGCTTTATTAATTTTCTCTCTATATTTTATAAAGTTACCAAGTCTGTCTTCTAGAGACATGGTAAGAGCTTCACCATGAACTTCTAATACTGACTTTATAAAAGTATCCTGCTGTTTGTGTGTAAGTACAAAATCTTTATCCAGCTTCTGATCTATAGGTATAATTTCTTTTATAAGTGTCTCTAACGCATTCCCTAATACCATTAGTTCTGCATCTTCTGCTTTGGCTATTTTGGAATAAAACTGGTTCAGTACTGCGTATGCAAAATTTTCTTTAGCTTTTTTTAGCGCAGATCCATAATTGGTGACCATTAAAGGATCTTTACTAAATTTACGTCCTATATCAGATATAAGATTTCCTTCTTTTATGAATGAACCAATAATGTTTCTAGTAGCAATCGATATGGCTTTTGCGTTGTTTTTGTTCTTGTTAGCCATATCAGATATAACTTTCTGCCATTTAGCTGTAAGTTTCTGATACAAGTCCATAGAATTAGGCAAAGCAGCATGAGAAGGATAATCAGTAGTTACATTGTCTAAAAATACTCCACCAGAAGCCAGGTCTTCTACACCGTCTAATAGTGATAACATATTACCAATCATCACTCCGCTGGTAACAGCATCTGTTTCAATACCCAAGGTAGTTAAGAAAGGCTTATCAGGAGAATACTTAGTTAAAGCCAATAATGCTTCAAATGTATGCATTTTTTCTCCACCTAACTTAACAGCTTCTTGTATAGCTATTATGTCTTCTGGGGTCCTGTCGTTAACATTTTTCTTTAATGCATTAACAGCATCCTTTGTAGCTGCAAGAATACTTTTAAATTCTTTCAAACTATCAAGAAAATGATGTTTATCTATTCCATAACCAAATGCTTGAGCTACTGCTAGTTGAAATGTCCTATTTAGCTTAAGACCTTCTACAGATACCAGGTGACTTTTTAAACCAATCATGTGCCTGATTAGCTTGTCTTGAATAGGGTCAATAGTATTATTGTCTATAAACAGTCTTCCACCCCGGGATACAAAATACTTCATGTAGAAAGATTGTTGAGGTTTACGTAACTTCCCAATAAATTCTTTAATATTGTCCAGACTACGATCAATTCTGTTATTAACAGCTTGTAAACTTTTACGTTGAGTTACATGCGCATTTTCTATGTCAGTATTTCTTCCTGTGACAATAGCTTGTGTTGCTTCATCCAGCTCAAAGAATTTATTTACAGTACTATTTCTAACAGTCCACTTATCCTGTTGTATATTTCTAATAGTGTTACCGGTTCTTTCTGGTGTCTGTTGACGAGTACCTCTCATAAACTTAGGAGTATGTGTAGAAGGTTTACTCCCGGGAAATACTTTATAGTTTTCTAGATTAAGAAGTTCAGGAACAGCTTCAGTAGCTTTTCTTATTTCAGATAAGGTTTCAATATTTTCCTGACTAACTATTTTTACAAAAAGAGTATCTTTACCAACTGTCTGCTGTGATTCGCTGATAGTTCCTGTATCTGAAGGAAAGTCTGTAGCAGGTACAGCGGTTTGTTGCAGCGTTCCTCTGTCTATCATATAAGCTACAGCCAGTGCTCCTAATGCTACTTTTAACCGAGGTGCTACAGAACCATCGACATCAGATACTTTAGCTTTAAATCCAAGCATACTAAATATCTCAGAACCTAAGCTGTCTATGACACTAGACTGTACAGCTCCTATATCAGTAAATTTTTCTTCGTGTTTTGGTTTTACCCATTCACTAGTATTTCTACCAAATAGTCTATTTATGTCTTCCCAGGTATTTATAAACGTACCGGTAGCTTGAGTAGCTAACCAATTAGTAATAGCGATACCAGTAGCTTCAATAACCATAGGATCTACTGTGTAACCGCCTGTTTCTGCTTTCTGCAGTAAATATTGATACATATCCGTATACTCATCCAGTACAGCTCTATTACCTATAGCTTTACCTTTTGTGAAGTTACCGAATCTACTGTCTGTCATGTATGGGAGAATAGGTGCGTTATCTTTATCTCCATGTACAAAAGAATTAAACCCTTCGGTATTTCTTTTAATATACTCAACAAATTGTTTATCTTCTTTGGAGTATTTTGAGTAGGCAATAGCGCCTTCTTTAGTGTTGTTGAGATAATCAGACAAGGATTTAGAATTGTGAAACAGTACGTTCAGTTTCTTTGAGCTGGTCTCTATGAAATCAGATAACCTTCTAAGTCCTCCAATTAGTATTGAGTTGTTCAGAATATTCTCTGCTGCAGTAGCTGATATTCTCTCAATAATTTTTTGGTTCTTTAGTTCAATTTCCCTGCTAGGAGGCTGTATAACATACTCTTCTTTAAGAGCTGTTTTGCCGTAAGCATCTAACAGCAAGGTTTGCCTGGTTTTAAGGTTGATCTGAATAAGGTCATGAACAGCTTTACGCTTCTCTTCTTTAGAAGCTTCAGGATCGCTTATAATGTTAAACCCTTTTCTGTTGCCTTTAGGTAATCTACTGTTATCTAATGACAACGTAATTACATTATGCTCTTTAAGAATTTTTTCTACATTACACGCCATTACAGAATACCTGATTTTAGTAGAAGAGATACTATGCTAAGTAGCTCTTCATCTTCTTGTTGAAGGTTCTGAGTATACTCTATTTTTTTGTCTAGTGGCTGATTACGCTGCAGTACAGCTCTTTCAGCGCCTGGTCCAGAAGATACTTTTACTTTAGGAAGAACTTTTTCTATTATCTCTTCAAAAGAATCAAATAAGAAACTGTCCGTACTAAAAGATTTTGTACTGAAAGATTTGGAAGAAAACATTATTCATTAATACTCCTAAACAGATCCGTATCTCCACTTCCTCCTACTATTTCCGTATCATTCATAGACTTAGCATTAGCATTAACTTCACCTGTAATGGTGTAGTTTAACCCACTTGTTTTACTTTCTACTGCTGTCAGCTGTGCTTGCTCACTAGCGGTTAAAGCACTTCCACCAGTAGTTACAACAAACACTTGAGACTTCCAGTTGATCTGTACGCCATATCCTGATGTAGAAGGGTCTTTAACCGGGTAGGCACTATCCGCTCTGTAGATGCGAGCTGAGTCTGTTTGTTTAACAGTGTAAGTCACACCTGTAGGAGAGTTAAAGTAAATATCAACTACACTATTATTTATTAAATAATTGCCTGTATCATTAGCCGTTATTCCATTCCAGAAGCCTGTAATACCTGTCGCATCAGTTAATGTATAACAGTAAAAAGCATAAAACTGAGCTGCAATAAAATCGGTATCTGTAGCAATCTCTATCTCATCTCCGGCGTAATCAGCTGTAAACACAGTTACTGCACTGCCATCTACTGAATTAATAGCGTAAATAGTATCTGCACTTATAAAGTTACTGCCATCAGCAGTAATGCCATCTGTACTTGCAGTAACAATAGTTTCACCGTACTCAAACGATGTACCTGCATCTAAATGTGCAAATCGGATACGTATTGAATCACCAGAAGAAGCGTAATCCACATGACCATTCGTGTACGAAGTGGAATAACCTGTACCTGTCGGATCACCGCTATAAATAACTTTATCTGTAGTTACATTGTATACGTGCAGCCTAGTATCACCACCTATACCATCAGGCAGGTTTGTAATAGATATATTTGCCAGCACTGGTTTAACGTAGTAAGTTCCATCATCTGCTTGGAACCGTGTAAAATCTGGGTGATCAGCACTACTTCTCGAAACATAAAATCCGACCAAAGTAGGTGTATTACCTTCTTCATATCCGTACTCAGTTTCTACAGCAGAAGCGTTATAAATAACCATATCAGGGAGTTCGAAGTACCTTAACCCGGTACCACCAGCTATCACAGTGTTAGGGTTATTAGCGGCATTATAATTAAGTTGGTCTGCTATATCTGTACCACTGTTAGTACCACCATCAACTATCTCATATGCAAACACTTTACCACCAACGGTACCGCCAGTTACTAGTGTTATGTCGACTGTAATACCTGGATCTGTACCAGCATAGTCATGACTCTCGTTAGCTAACCCTACTTGGTATAAGGTAGATCTCAATGCAGAATCACCACTGGCTGTTAGAATATCGATTCTACCTTGCTTACTACCTGCAAGAAATGATTTAATCAGCAAATAGTTTGAGGTATCTGTTGTAGCCACTCCGTCATGATCTGGATCAGACCAATACTGAAAAGCTTCGTTAACCACATTACTAGTCAGTGCTACTGCCGTAGATGCCCCCGAATCAATTTGTCTGTAGTGCGTAGTAGAATCAGTAATTACTCCAACGGTTTTAACAGCACACCATTTCTCTATGGGATTAGCTGAGTCAGCAGCAGCGTATACCTCACTGCCAGTACCTTTCCATGTGCTCATGTCTGAGCAGGTCATGCCACCAATTAAGTCAATACGAACTAAACCACCGATAACATCCATCAGTAGAGGGGTGTTGTAGTAACTTGAATTAGTACGGATAGCATCAGCTAATGAAGATCTTACATCCAGAGCTTCCTGATCAGCGGATATAGACAATACCTTAGTCGTTCTGTTGTATGTATAGTCGGTAGTTATTACTAAACCGTGGGAGGAATTATAAGCCTCATCATAATCAAGTGTAATATCATAGTCACCGTTGTAAGGAACTACGTCTTGTCTATTTACTGGTACATAACCTTGCTTAAGTACTTCAATATCCATAGGATCATCATCTGGATATGTGTAGCTTAAAGTTACCCCGGTTGTACTACCAACTATCGTTTGAGAGTCATCTTCAAAATAGCGAATTAATGCCGTTACATCTGAATTGATAACAAGTGATACTGTTGGAGTAACGACTGTTAGTGTTCCTGTACTCGAATTATTAACAGTTAATGCATTGGCAGATTGAATACTAAAATCTGTTGTTCCCGTGTACTCAATATCGTAAGTGTTGCCATATACTGTTAGATTTGGATCAGACCAAGAACCTGTTTGATCGCCCGTTATCCTTATGGCGGGTGCATTTGTATTATCCTTAAAAATAGCATCTGTTACCACATCATCAAACATCGTTTCGCTGGTAATGTCCGCTATGGATGCGGTTTCACCTGTAACTACATTGGATATCGTAGCCCCGCTTAATGATGCACTGTTGTGTACAAGAGCCTTACACGACGATACATTAGCACCGGTAATATTTACTCCTGATTGCCATTCAACAGTACGACCTACAAAATTACATCCTGTAAATATATAAGTGGCAGATAAGCTAGAAGCTGCATCTACCGTAAAGTATTGAAACGTATCTGAAGCTACTATTGAGTTAGCAAAGTTGTAAGAGTCAGCCGCTGATGCTTTTATTGTTAAAGCAATATCTTGATCACCTACATTCCATTGATGCTTATTTTCATGTTTTAAGATATAAGCAGAAGGAGTTTCTAAGCTTGAGGCAGCAGCATAGAAGTGAGTTTCATTAACACCATCCCCAAGCTGAACACCAAACTTCTTTAAATACTGCCCTGTCCCTTGTAACTGTACATACTTGTTTCCTTGATTTGGTGAAAACTTATTGTTTAGTTCCTGTAAAGTAACGGGAGCACTAACACCTCCACCGACTATAATAGCTTTCTGGATAGAATATACATTAGATATTCTAAAATATTGAGGGTTACTATTGTTTGGGGCTCTATGAAATAGGAAGCTTATTTTAGTAATGTCTGTGTAGTCAACAGTTCCGCTGCTATCTAATATAGTTCCAGTAGCAGGGGATATAATAAAAGTGTCTTTAGTTGTATGGATAGCATTATCTCTATTAGCTGCTTGAAAGGCATTCCAGTTGCCAGAGCTGTCACCAAATACAATTACAAAACCTTTATCACCAAAAAAATCAGTTGGTTGCTCATTAATATATTGAAAAGCTAGTACCTTACCAGTAAAATCTTTTGCTGTAAAAACACTTGTAAACCCTACAAACTCACCCGCAGCATCTAAAGG